CAGAAGTGACCGTAGAGAATCTTCTTGGATTAAATGCTTTTACTAGTACATCGAGTAGTGCAGTAATAACTGTATTAGAACCTTCTCATGGTAGATCAACAAGTGACACAGTACGCTTTAGAAATGTTTCTAGCTTCGATGGTTTTACGAGCACTATCCTTGAAAAAGCTGCGGGATATAGTATAACTAAAGTTAATGATGATACTTACACATTTTCAGCCAGTAGTGGTACGGCAACAAGTGGAGTAAAAGGTGGTGGTGGTAGAGTTACTGCTGGTCCAGTTACATTGGGGACATAAATGAGTTTTACATTTGCAACATTAAAGACAGCTATACAAGATTACACAGATAATGCAGAAACGACTTTTGTTACTAATCTTCCTAATTTTATTAAAGCAACAGAAGAAAAAATTTTTAAAAGTATTGATTTAGAAATCTTTAGAAAAAACGTAACAAGTGCTTTAACATCTTCTGATCAATTTCTTACAGTGCCGGCAGATTTATTAGCTCCCTTTTCTTTACAAATAACAGCGAGTGGTTCTGAAAGTTTTCTTTTGCAGAAAGATGTTAACTTTTTAAGAGAGTATACACCTAACTCTTCTACCACAGGCTTACCTAAATACTACGCAAGATTTGATCAAGATAATTTTATCTTAGCACCTACTCCTAATAGTAACTATGCAGTAGAACTTCATTACTATTATAGACCTACTAGCTTAACAGCAGGGGCTGATAGTGGTACAACATGGTTAAGCACAAACGCACCTTTCGCTTTATTATATGGTTCTTTAGTAGAAGCATATTTTTTCATGAAGGGAGAGGCTGATGTTTTAGCTCAGTATGAAAAGAATTTTACTTTTTATATTTCAAGATTAAAAGATCTAGGCGAAGCAAGAGAAAATACAGATGGTTATAGAGCAGGATTACCTGCTAGACCGAGAACATAGGAGAATATAATGGCAACAGCAAATGCATCAACCAATTATTTAGAGAGAAGAATATTACATTATATATTCAAGAACAACTCTCTTAGTTTTGCTAGTCCTGGAGATAGCATATATGTAGGTTTAGCGACAGCCGTATCTGCCGCAGAAACTGGATCAGTTACAGAAGCAAACTTTACGAACTATGCAAGACAACAAGTCACAGCAGCTAATTGGACAACCATAGGTGCAGATTCAACAGATACACAAACGGCAACGAATGCAGCCACTATTGATTTTCCAGCTTCTGGTGGAACGAGCAATACAATAACACATGTTTTTGTGGCTGATGCTTCTAGTAGTGGTAACATATTATTTGTTGGAGCTTTGGATGCAAATAAAACTATAGCGGATGGAGATATTTTTAGAATTAATGCAGGGAATCTAACAATAGAGTTGAAATAATGGCATTAGTAATATCGGATAGAATAAAAGAAACAACGGATACCACTGGTACAGGCACATATAATTTAGGTGGTGCTGTTACTGGTTTTGAAACTTTTACTGCAAACTTGAGTAATGGAGATACAATTTATTATTGTTGTACGGACAACACTAACTTTGAAGTTGGTCTGGGTACATTTACCGCTTCTGGAACCACACTTGCAAGAACGACTATATTAGCAAGTTCTAACTCAAATAACGCTTTTAGTTGGTCTTCTGGCACCAGAACAATATTTTGTACTTTGCCAGCGGCAAAAGCAGTGTTTCTTAACGCTGATGGTGATCTAAGCACAGAAGTACCAGATAATAACGCTACAGCTCTTGCGATTGCACTTGGCTGATTAGGAGATAAAGAATGGCAAATACTTTTAAGGTTATTACAAGAGATGTAATGTCGGCATCGGCAAATACTGATGAAACCTTGTATACTACACAGAGTGGGAGCACAGTTGTAATTATTGGTTTTACAATAGCTAATGTTCATACATCACAAGTAACTGCCACAGTGAGCCTTACATCAACAACAACGCAGACAAGTCAAACACAAAATACAACAGCTAAACTTGTTCAAGCAATACCAATACCTGTTGGATCGTCTGTTGAAATAATGGCAGGTAATAAAATTATTTTAAATGCTGGGGATGTTGTAAAAGTTCAATGTTCTGTAGCCGATAAAATATCAGTTATAATGAGCTATATGGAGATAACATAATATGCCTTATCTTGGAAAGCAACCTTCTGAAGTTTCATCCGTAGCCGTAGATACCACCACTGGTACATTTAGTGGTGAGGTAGCTGCCGCATCCTTAGATATATCTGGAAACGTAGATGTTGACGGAGTTCTAGAAACAGATGCTTTATCCATAGCAAGCACAACTATAACTTCCACTGCCGCAGAATTAAACATCATGGATGGTGTTACAGCTACTGCCGCAGAACTTAATATTATGGATGGTGTTACAGCTACTGCCGCAGAATTAAACATCATGGATGGTGTGACTTCAACAACGGCAGAGTTAAATATATTAGATGGAGTAACTTCAACAGCCGCAGAATTAAATCTTTTAGATGGTGTATCTGGATTAGTGCAAGCAGATCTTACTAAACTAGCTGCCGTGGATTCCACAGCCGCAGAGTTAAACATACTTGACGGAGTAACTTCAACAACGGCAGAGTTAAATATATTAGATGGAGTAACTTCAACAGCCGCAGAATTAAATCTTTTAGATGGAGTAACTTCAACAACGGCAGAGTTAAATATTCTAGATGGCGTAACTTCAACAGCTACAGAGTTAAATCTTTTAGACGGAGTGACTTCAACAACGGCAGAGCTCAACATACTTGACGGAGTTACCTCTACAGCCGCAGAGCTAAACATATTAGACGGTGTTACTTCAACAACGGCAGAGCTCAACGCCTTAGATGGTATTACGGCAGTGGTCGGTGAGCTTAATGCTCTTGATATAGGTTCAACAGCGGTAGGAACAGCGGTAGCATCAAAAGCTGTCATTCTAGACTCCAGTAAAGATTACACTGGAATAAGAAACCTTACTATAACTGGCGAGCTTGATGCTGCTACTTTAGATATATCAGGTAACATAGACGTAGATGGCACAACTAATCTTGATGCTGTTGATATAGATGGTGCTGTGGATATGGCATCTACTCTTGGCGTTACAGGTAAAATCACAGCAGATGCTGGAATAGATATTGATAACATAAATATTGATGGCACAACTATAGCTTTATCTAGTGGTGACTTAACTTTAGATGTAGCTGGTGATATTACTCTTGATGCTGGTGGTGGTGATATAATACTTAAAGATGATGGTACTGAATTTGGTAACATAGCTAACTCTAGTTCAGATTTACAAATTGTTTCTATAGTGAGTGATAAAGACATAATATTTAGAGGTAATGATGGTGGCTCATTTATAAATGCACTTACACTTGATATGTCTGCTGGTGGAAATGCTATATTTAATGCTGGTCTTGCCATAGGTGGTACTGGTGCAGCAAATACTCTTGACGATTATGAAACTGGCACGTTCACTGGTGTTGGTATGTCAGCCGCATCTGGTGGAGCATTTACTATTACTTCTCAAGATAATGAATATGTCAAAGTTGGAAAATCAGTAATACTAAGAATTAAACTTATTATGAACACACCATCCTCTGCAAGTGGTAACATTACACTAACTGGATTACCTTTTGCTTCAACTGGAGTTTTTGGTATGAGGATTGTTTATAATAATCAAAGTGCCGCTTATCAGAATGATGGTGGTTTTTTTATTAGTGGTACTTCAGCAACTAAGTATGCTTATAATACCAGTTTTCAAAATCTTAGTGGATTTAACATTTGGATGGAAGCATCTTATATTGGAACTTAATAGGAGTTAAAATGACAATAACAAAATCAATAGAAATACCAAAAATAGAGGTTGTAAACTCGTGGAATATTCAAGTGGCAATAGACACGCTCATTTTAGAAGATGACGTAGAAATAGGTAGGTCAAGAAATAGGCACGTTCTTACACCATGCACATCATCAAAAGATGAAGATGACAAGTGGACACACACAGACACCGACATAAGTGGAGAAGATGCAAGTGTTCAAGCAATAGCAAATGCAGCATGGACAGATACAGTTAAGGCTTCATATAAGACTTGGGCAGAATCACAAGGGGTGTTGTAGATGGAAACGAAGTCAAACGTAATAAACATTGATGGCAAAGAATACAAGCAATCTGATTTATCTGTCGAGCAGATAAGACTAGTTAGTAAGATTGCCAAGTATCAAAAGCAAAGCAATGATCTTAAAGATGCCTTTGAAGATGCTTCTATATTACAGCAACAATACCTTGAATCACTGAAGATATCTTTAGGCAATGCTGAAGCTACCAAATCAATGGAA